AAGAAAACTAAAAAAAGGAAATAATTATGCCTTATCATACAGGACACGGAAAGAAAAAAAAGAAGAAGAAGAAAAAAAAAGGTAAAAAGAAAAAATAATGGTTAAAGTAGCATCTATAAAAAATATTATTAAAGACCTTAAACCAAGACAACAAAAAACTATGAGATCACACGCAAGACATCATAGTTTAAAACATATGAGGTCTATGGCACTCGCTATGAAAAAAGGTGCTACTTTTCAATCAGCACATATTAGAGCAATGAGGTCAGTAGGAAAATGAAAAGACGTAGAGTTCCAAAAGATAAGAAAACAAAAATACCTAAAAAGTATTTATCAGGACTCAAAGGTGGTAAAAGATCAGCTAGAGCAAATCTTATAAAAGCAATGTCTGAAGCTTATAAAAAAGGGCAAAGAATACCAAGATCAATGTTTAAAGCGAGGTATAATTAATGGCAGTTAAAAGAAAACCTTTATCTAAACAAGTTATTACTACACTTAGAGCAAAAGCAAAGACTAGAAAAAATATAACATTAGGTCAGTTAAAAAAGGTTTATCGTAGAGGTCAGGGTGCTTTTTTATCTGCTGGTTCAAGACCTCGTACTTCTATGGCTAGTTGGAGTATGGGTAGAGTAAATAGCTTTTTAAGAGGTTCACGCAAACACGATCTTGATTTAAGACGAAAAAAACGTAAAAGGTAGTTATGAAAAAAGCTACTACAACAAATGAAAAGTTTATAGAGATTGATGGTAAGATAAAATTACTTCATCAAAAAATTCACATCATAGAAACAAATCATCTTAAACATATGCAAAGAGATATAGATAGAATTTTATATTTAATTTGCGGTGTAGGTTTAGCAGTAGTTTCCCAATTCCTTTACATTATTTCAAATTAATAGTACAAGTATAACTTGTATGAATCACAAAAAAATATTAGTAATTTCTGATATGCACTTGCCTTATCAACATAAGGACTCAATAAAATTTTTAAAAGAAATCAAAAAAGAATTTAGACCTGACAAGATTGTGAACATTGGCGATCTCTTAGACTTCCACGCAATATCAATGCACGATAGCAACCCTGATTTATATTCTGCTGGTATGGAACTAGATAAAGCAAAAGAATATATAAAAGTATTAGAAGATATATTTCCTGAAGTGATAGAAGTAGATAGTAACCATAGTAGTCTAGTTTATAGACGAGCATTAAAATATGGAATGTCTAAACAATTCTTAAAACCATATGGAGAGTTCTTAGGAACTAGAAAATGGAAGTGGATTGATGATTTAACTCTTACTATGTCTAATGGTCAAAGATGTTTCTTTACTCATGGAAGAAGTGCAGATGTATTAAAGGTATCTCAAACTATGGGAATGAATTGTGTTCAAGGACACTATCATACTAAGTTCTTAATAAGCTATTGGGCAAATCCTGATAATCTATTCTTTGCTATGAATGTGGGTTGTTTAATAAATCAAAAGTCTATGGCTTTCTCTTATGCTAAAAACTTTAAAACAAGATTTATACTAGGTTGTGGAATAATATTAAATGGAATACCAAGACTACTTCCTATGGTTATTAATAAAAAAGGAGATTGGATTGGTAAGATAGTATGAAGAAGAAATGCTGTGGAAAGTATGCTTTAAAAGGCGAGAGAGCAACGGAGAGTGCCTTAGATAGACAAGTGGGCAGTACCAAGCACTATAAAGATTTTAAAATACAACCTATTGAATTTATAACTGCTAACAAGCTTAGTTTTATTCAAGGTAATGTTATTAAGTACATCTGTCGTTATGATAAAAAAAATGGTAAAGAAGATATTGATAAAGTCATTCATTACTGTGAATTATTAAAGGAGTTAGAATAATGTGGTTCGGATTAGCAAAAATAGCATTACAAACAGGTGCTAAAGTTTATGCAAATAAACAAAAGCAAAAAGAAGCAATGTCACAAGCGGCACTACTTACGGCAGAAAAGATGGCAAGAGGAGAGACAGAATATCAAGGTAAATTATTAGAAGCTAGACAAAACGATTATAAAGACGAGTTTGTTTTAATTATATTGTCAGCACCAATCATTGTTCTTGCTTATGCAGTTTTTAGTGATGACCCAGCTATGATGCAAAAAATAGAATTATTCTTTCATCACTTTGGCAATTTACCTGTTTGGTTTCAAACTTTATGGATAACTGTTGTAGCAAGTATTTTTGGAATAAAAGGTACACAGATATTTCGTAACGGAAAAAAGTAATTTAATTTAATCTTAAATATCTATATTGTGAAGTATGAGTAACGAAATAGATTTTGTGATAACTGAATTAACTGTTGAAATATTAACTAATAACAATATGGGTAGAGCAAGTTTTATATTTATAGATCAGACTCCACATTTCCCTAAAGTAAATAATATGCTTAATCAGATAGATGAAAAGGAAGATGCTTTTATTGGTAATTATAGTATCTCAACAACTGAGATTACTGAAAGAACAGATATATCAAGCTTAGATTTTATTAAGCACTAAGCAATAGATAAACATAAAACACCATCAAAGAAAACATAACAATATAAACTGTTGATATGGCTATAACCTTACCCCAATTTATTTTAGTTTTCTCTCTTTGATAATGACCATTGTTATCTAAGTATAGTTTTGTCATTAGCCCTCTTGTTTATTCATAAGTGTTAAATCTCTTTTAAGTTCACTTTGTTTGAGACTCGCATACCTATCAAGATTATTATAATGCAGTTTAGCTTTAATAAGATTACTCTCAGCATCTGCATAATGTTTTACTATATCTGTGTATTCTTGATCTGTTCTAGCTTTGTGTTCTGCTTCTATTACAGTTTTAGAATCAAGCTTATGTTTTAAAAAGCATTTAGAGAAAGTTGCTTTCTTACCCTCATCTAACACTATGGCTTTACCTTGCCAATCTTTCCATTCTCTACTTGCCTTTTCTAATTCTAAATATACTTGCTTACTGTTTAAATGTTCAAATGTTTCTACCATATTATGACTCCTGTTATAAATCCTATTAAAAACCAAATGATCTCTTGTCTATAATACAAAGACCAAAACTCTAACTTTTCTTTTATTTTATGGGTATTCATATAAATCCTTTATTAGTTCTTCATCATCTTTTACTTTTGCTCTTAGGTCTTTTACTTCTTGCTCTAGTCTAGTTAATCTTATTCTTAATTGACCATTAAGTGTTTTGTGAGATTTGTTCATAGTAGTTAAACGATCTATTGTGTTTTGAAGTTCTGCGTTATGATCTTTAAACATTTTATTGTTTTTCTTATACATTTCGCACTCTAACTCTAAATCTTTTATTTTAACTTCCAAGTCTAAATCTCCTCTATGCTCTCTATCCATAAATTAAAATGGTATCTCATCATCTAATTCTCTCATTGACTTATGATCTTCCATAGTAACAGGTTGTGCGTTATCAGGTGCAGATGGTTGGGCTTCTGTCATTTGTTGAGAAGAATATTGTGGCATAGTTTGACCAATAGGTTTCATACCATCAACATTTCTTGATTGGTAATTATCTTTTACAAAATACCAAATAAACTTTCTTTGCATATTAGAATGTGTGTACTTATCCATTCTATCAGACTCTAAATCAACAGAACCTAATTTTAGAACATAACCTTGTTTTACTTTTTCTACAACGTGCTTCTCATTTAACCAATTAGCAAATTGATATGTAGAGTATTTTCTACCTGTCAAAGTATCTTTGAACATAGTTTTACTTGATGCTTGGTATTCAAATTTAGGTGGTGTTTTACCTGTCGGTTTTAAATAGACCTCTAAAGCTACAAAAGCTTCTCTTTGTTTATTATACATTAGTTTTTCCTTTTAGTTTTTGTTTGTTGTTTTTTCCACTCTTTAGTTTCAGATAAACAAGCTGTTTCAAACTTATCAAGGTATTTACATAACTTAAATGTTTTTAAATATCTTTGTTTATCTTTGTATATTCTAATTGATATGTCTTTTAATTTATCTTTTGGAATATTTATTATTCCATAAAAATCAATTTTAATATCAGTAGAATCCTCTATTAGCTTTTTATATGTTGCTAATTGAATAGGTTGGTCAGGGTAAAAGTCTTTAGATGTTTTAAAATCTAACAGAATTGTCTGCCCTTTTTTATTTTTTATAATTGCATCAAAAGTACCACATACATCTAAATCTGCTGAATAACAGGTTTGTTCTGTTGCCAAAACTTTATAACCTCTTTTATCCCACCATTTAGTAAATTTTGAATACATAGTCTTTAAAGGTTCTGTTTCAGGAGTAATTACTTTAACACCCCTAATATAATCCTCACAAATAGAGTGCATCATAGAACCTGTTTTAGCATCTTTAATTTGTAACTTTTCAGACTTTTCTTTTAAAGTTTCTATAAAGTTTTCTATGTAATCTATTGGCTTACCCTCGTCTTTAAGTTGCCATTCTAAAGCTTTATAAGGCAATCCTTTAGCCCAATTTATTAAAGCATTTTTACCAAATCTAGCACCAATTAAAGTAGTAACTCCTTTTTTAACTTCTCCATTAACAATATATCTATATTTTTTATCATTAGGTCTAAACTCAATTTGATTCTTGTGCTTATCTTCTGTTTTTGTTATTTGTGGCTTACTCATCATTTCTCCCATTTATATATAGTTTTTTATTTAGTTTTCTTAAAGGTCTAAAGAAGTAATCTAAATCTGTATGCGTAGCTTCACATAAGATTATAAGATCATCTAAAGGAACTTTATTTAATCCTTTCTCTCTTTTCTGCACTTGTTGAAAAGTACATTTGCAGATATTGGCAATTCTTGTTTGCGTATATCCTAGTTCTAATCTTCTTTGTCTCATTCTTATTCCAAGATACTCATAGAACTTTTTTCTATTATCTTCTCTACTAGCACCATTCCAAGTGGTAAGAGTGGCACGAAGTCTTGATTTTATATTGCTTAGATTTCTCACTTGACTATCTGTGTACATATTCTCTCCTTATTAATTAACGACACTATGACCTCTATTGTTCATACAGTTTCTATAAATTTTTGGATATTTATATTCTAGTTTATCAGATAACCATAATGTACTTGCTCTCCACCAAACATTATAAACTGCTTTACCTGACTCAACTAAAGTGTTGGTATTGTCTTTTGCCAATGTTTTACAATGCTGTAAATCATCAGTTATCATTCTTGCTTTATCTTCATTGAAAGTACCTGATCTTCCATTTGTATCTATTACAGGTTTATAACTTGCACACCCTTGAAGTAGAGTGATAGATAGCCCTATTAACATTATCATTTTCTTCATTAGTTTCTCCCCTAGTTAACTTATATTGCTCTCATACTTCTCAAACTTTGTTTCAATAGTTGGTTCATATAAACCTGTATTTGACCGCTACTCATCTCCTTTTTCTTTTTTTGATGAAGCTTGATCGCTTTCACTATTGATTTTATGTTTGAAGCTTGAACTGTTTTTTTGTTCATTAGCTTTCTCCTTATGGAATCTATCAACGTGTTCTCCATAGATAGATGCCTTGTGTTTGACTACATCTTCTAATGTAGTATCTGAGGGTAATCCCCCAAATTCTTTTTTAAATAGTTCTTCCCAATCTTTAGCTTTGCCTTTTATGATTGATACTATCATTATGCTCTCTCCCTTTTAAGTTTCTTTGCTTCCGCTAACCATTTTGAACCCTCTACTTCAGTTAGTAAATCACTCATTAATTTATCAGTAAATAATTTAGGGTCAGAATTTACTAAATGTTTTTTAGCTATTTCTCTAGCACCCTTAATCATTTTTTTACTCCACTTTTTTGTCATTTTCTCTCCTAAGTTTTTGTTCATACGAAATTTGTACGAAATTTAGATTGTATTGTAAAGCCCTAAAAAACACAGTAAAATAGCCATTTTTTAACTTTATTCACAACTTATATTTTAATTATTGCAATTTAAAAGCAAATCACTTACAAATCGAATCAGGGTAAAAAGAGAAAATTTTTGTAATATCCTTT